ACAGCAGATGCTCATGTTGGAAGTGCTGTGTATACAAAGACTTTGACTGCAGATGCTATTCTGCAAGCAACATTCAGTAAAACTTTTGAAGCAGATGCTTTATTACAGTCTCAAAATATTTTTCAATTCTCTGTTGATGCAATTTTAGAAATTCAAACAACTAAAACTTTTACAATAAATGCGATTTTAGTTAATCAATTAGTTAAAACTTTTACTGTAGATTCTTTGTTGTTTAGAACTATTATTGTTTCGCCTAAAGATGCAAGCAGTGAATCCAGTCCAGTTTATTTAGTTTTTACTACATCTGATTTAAGCACTGGAGTTAAAAGGCATTTTGAAATACAAGTAGACAAAACTAGTTCTGCTTTTGGAGATATTGAATTGTCTGCTAATTCTTTAGATGATGAAACTGGCTGGGAATATTGGGATGGAGCAGCTTGGCAACCTTTGCCTGCTGATGGATTGACTTCTGCCTTTTATGGAAATGATGTTAGATTTCAGGCTTCTTTGACTTCTGGAAATAAATGGTGGCATGTAAGAGAAAAATTAAGGAGAGATAATTAATGCAAAAAATTAAATTGAATGTTAAAAAAATTAGGAGGTGTAATAATGGCAACAGGAACAATAATATTACCAATACATTCTGCTAAAATATCAGGAGGATTTATAACTCTTCCAGCAAGAATAGATGGAGGTGCTGGTGCTTGGAAGTTATTATTTTCTGCAACACAAACTGAAAGTGCAGTATGGATGTTTAGAATGCCAACAAACTATTCTTCTGCTTTAGTTGCAAAACTAATTTATACCATGGCTTCAGCTACAGCTAATAAAGTAGATTTAGAAGTAGAAATAATGGCTTTAAGTGATGGTGAAGCTGACCCAGATGTTGCAAGTTTTGATGCAGTAAATGAAGTAGCTGGTGGAACAACAGTACCAGACACAGCAGGAAAAATAGATGAAATAAGCATCACCTGCACAAATGCTGACAGTGTTGCAGCAAACGATTTAGTTATTGTCAGAGTAAACAGAGACCACGATGACACTGATGATACTGCAACAGGAGATTTGGAATTAAGAGCATTAACTTTAGAATATACTACAACTTAAAGGAGGCGAAAAAATGGCTATATCAAATACAAAAATAGTACAATCATATATTCAATTATTAATTAAAGCGGTTGAACTAATAGAAAATGCAGATATTTTGGTACAAGAAGGAAAAACAAAGTTTATTGCAAAAAATCCTGATTTGAGTGGAACAAACATTACTCAGGCACAAATAACTGCGGTAAATAATTTTATTAATGATTTGAATGTTTTAGTGACAAGCCAAACAGCAACAGTTTTAAAATCAAAAAATGTACCATCACATGATACAAAATTATTAGATTAAAAAGAGGGAAACTAAATGCCAGTAACTTTTGACGGAGTCAATGATTTAATAAATATTCCTAATAGTGCTTCTTTAAACATTACAGGAAATTTCACTATTACAGCATGGGTAACCACAAACAGACCATTAGCAGAAAACTTTCAATACCTAAACATAATCGCAAAAGACAGTATTTACAGAAATGGTTATGGTTTAGAAATATACGAAAAAGCTGAAGGTAATGGAGAACGGGTTGAAGTCTGGTCAAGAGATGGAGGTTCTTTGAGTACAGCTTCGTTTGAAGTTACAGAGTTATGGCAAGCAAACACATGGTACTTCATAGCAGGAAGGTTTGATGGAACAAATTTGAAAGTTTATTTTATAGATTCTTCAAATACTGCAACTAATGGAGGACCAGCACCTGGTGACACCGAAGACTATCCTTTAAGAATAGGAGACTCCTCTGGAGTAACCGGATACGACCAAGAATGGCCAGGAAATATAAGTGAAGTTGCAATTTGGGATACTGACTTATCTGATGCACAAATTGATTTAATAGCTAAATCTAAAATTAAAGGAATGCCATTACAAGTTGCATCATCAAATCTTGTAGGTTATTGGCCATTAGATGACTATGGAGATGGAGAAAACGGAAGTGATAAAACTTTTAGAGATTTTTCAGGAAACGCAAATAATGGAACTGGAGATGACGGAGTTCCAAGTACTGGTTTATTTTGCATGGCAGAAGAAGTTTTATCCTATCCTGCAGTTCCAACAGTTATTTTACCAATTGCAGGAGCAACTGAAACAAAAACATTTACTATTGATGCCTTGCTACAAGCAACAAAAACCAAAACCTTTACTGTAGATTCAATTTTAGTAAACAGATTAACTAAAACATTCAGCGCTGATGCAATAGTTGTTAACAGGTTAACTAAGGAATTTTCTGCAGATGCTTTTCTAAAAGTTATTGAAACAAAGACTTTCACTACAAATGCAATAATTGTAAACAGATTAACTAAAGATTTTATTGTAGATGCTTTTTTACAATCTACAGAAATTAAATCTTTTTCTGTTGATGCAATTCTTGAAGCAGGAGTAACAGAAACTAAAACTTTTTCTACTGATGCAATTTTACAAGCAACTTTTTCTAAGACTTTTATTGTAGATGCTTTTTTGCAGTCTGTGGAAACAAAAACATTTACTGTAAACGCATTTTTAAAAGCAACTATAACCAAAACTTTTACAGTAGACGCTTTTCTTCAAGATACTTTCTCTAAGACTTTTTCTGCAGATTCTATTTTAGTTGCTTTTGATAATGGGCCTTGGAGTGAAACAGAAGATTTCAATATTGGAGTGAATACTTATTATAAAACTTTTAGTGTTGATGCAATCCTTCAAGCGACTGGCACAAAGGAATTTACTGTGGATTCTATTCTGCAAGCAACAGGCACAAAGGATTTTACTGTTGATGCAATTCTTAAAGCGACTTCTGTAAAGGAATTGACTGCGGATGCTTTCCTTCAAGGAACATTAACTAAAACTTTTACTTCGGATGCTTTGTTGCAGGAAACAGGCCTGACTAAAGAGTTTACTGTTGATGCAATTTTGGGATATGTTGGAAGTAAGGAATTAACTGCTGATGCTGAATTAGTTTGTGGAAGAGAATTTGGAGATAATTGGCAGAGAAAAATGTGGTTTAGTGACCCGTATTATTGGAGGTCAAGGCAGGATGGAAGCAATCTTATTTTTGAGTATATTCATAAAGATAATTTAAGCGGAGATAATTGGGCAACTAATGCGAATGCAACAATTTCTACTTCTGGATGTTGTGCTGATTTTACTGTTAGAGGAAGTCAAGATGGAATTCCAACTACAATTCATTATACAGATGGAACTGACACTTGGATTGCTGAATCAAATGAGGATTCTGCAACTGGATGGGCTTGGCAGAATACTACGAAAGTTTTTGATGCAACGGAATCTGGAGATACATTTACGAAAGTTAATCTTGCTTCTGATAGAGTTGCAGTAAATCCTGTTCTTTGGGCTTCTGCTGTTTTTTATGATTCGTCTGAAGGATATTATTGGGTTCAAGCAAGAGAACAAACTACTTCTGGAGATATTACTGGATGGGATGCAAAAGTTGATGTTAGCAGTGTTACAAATACTTCTTTTATTTATGGAAATTCTGTTCGTTCTATTGGAGGTCAAGCAGAAAAAGCTGACATGATTTTTGCTTGGAAAGAAGGTGCAACACTTAAATCTCGTTATTGGGATTTAAATTCTTTTGAAACAGAACAAACAATCGCAACAGGCTCTGATTTTAAAGCACATTTTGATTTAGAGCATTCAGAGGATTCAGGAAGCAAACATATTCATGTTGTTTACGTTGCAGCAGACGGAACTGTTGAATTTAGAGATAGAGCAGTGGGAGATACTGGTGCTTGGGAAGCAGCAGATACAATTAGTGATGATGTAACAGGACATAGCGGAGTTGGAATAGTAGAACATGGTGATGGATTGTTTTCTGTTATTTGGGAACATGACAATATAATAGAGTTCAGAATACGGGATTGTGATGCTGGCACTTGGAATCCGCTTCTTGTAAGCAATGCTTTTGAATTTAATCCGACAACAGCAGTAGCTCCAACAACAACTGTTGCACAAATTCAAACTGCTGATAGTATTCCATCTTGGACTGATGTAGTTATTTGTTGGATTGGAGTGGATGGAGCTGAAACTTGTGCTGAAGGTTTTGGAGTATTGATTTCAACTGTAACAAAAGAATTAACTGTGGATGCAATTTTGAAAGGAACTTTATCAAAAGAATTGACTGTTGATTCAATTTTAATTAACAGATTAACTAAAGATTTTACTGCTGATGTTTTATTGCAGGCAACATATACTAAGACAGTGACAAGTGATGCAATACTGCAAAAAACACAAGAAAAAACATTCACTCTTGATGCTTTCTTACAGCTGACTGGTTCTAAGGACTTTACTGTTGATGCTTTACTACAAAAGACAAGCACAAAGACTTTTTCAGCAGATTCTATTCTTGTAGTTACAAAAACATTGGATTTTACTGTTGATGCAATTTTAAGAATTGTAGGTTCAAAAGATTTCACTGTAGACTCTTTGCTGAAAGGAACTCTTTCAAAGACTTTGACTGCTGATGTTTTATTGCATGTTCCTAAAGTTTTGGAATTGGATGCAATTTTAGAAGATAGAAGTTTGGATGCTTTAATGAAAGACAGAAGCATTGATACAAAAATAAAAGATGATGTTTTCACGCCTGAAACAAAAAACAAGGAACTGAATGCAAAATTGAAGAGCAGAAGTTTGAGTGCTATTATAAGAATTAATGATTAAATTTACTTCAAAAAAGAGAAAAGATAAGCTTATAAAGAACAAAAGCCATATATTAAATAGTATTTAATTAAAGAGGTTTTAGTTTGATGGGAAAGTTTTTTTCAATAGGTTATCAGAAATCTAATTCAAAAATTTTAGTGAATATTTTTCAAACGCATTTAATTGATGAAATAATTGATGTGCGTTCTTTTCCTTTTTCTAAATATAACAAAGATTTTGATAAACTTAATTTGAAGCAGATTATTGAAGCTAATGGAATGAAGTATGAATGGAAAGGAGAATCATTGGGTGGCTTAAAAAAATGTTCTTATAAAGAGAAAGTTGCGGTCTTGAATGATTTAATTGAAAGAGTTAGATCTGGAAAAAGAGTTTGTTTGTTTTGCATGGAGAAGGATCCGGAAGAATGTCATAGAAAAAAAGATTTAGCACAAGTGATTAGGAAATTGTATGATGAAGAAGTTGTGCATTTGGATAATACTAATGGAGATGTTATTAGAGTTTCAAATACTTTGGGGGAATTTACTTGAAATTAAAGAAAAAAAGGAGGCCTAAAAGTGAGTAAAGTTGGTATTGGAATTTTTGGGGGATTGGAAACAATTTTCAAGGCTCATCAAAAAAACAAAAAAATAGGTAATGGGGAGTTGTATGATTTTTTCATAGGACAAACAGTTCCTCTTGAATTAGATTGGATTGCTAAAGACAAATTTGCTTTAGATTTGAATTTGGATGGTGCGAGCTTATATATTGAATTATCTGAAGCAGATTTAAGGAAATTGTATTTTGCATTGAAAGAAATAAAAAATAACAAAAAAAATAAAAAGGTGCGAAAGTGATTGGCAAAGAAACAAAAAAGAGAATTAAAATTGTTAAGCTTTCAAAGACTTGCGATTGCGGGAACGATAAAGGAATTATGAATATGAATTCTGGAAAAATTAAGTGCAGTAAATGCAGAAAGTTTGTTGAACAGTTAATTACAGAACATCCGGAAACAGAACCCGAATATAATGAAAAGGAGGAATTTGATGAAAAAAGCAAAGTTTGAAGTTTTCAAAGGAATAGACGATTTGTTTTACTTTCGTCTTGTAGCAGCAAATGGACAAGTTGTTGCAGCAAGTGAAGGCTATACAAGGAAAAGAAATGCTTTGAAAACAATTAAGGCAATTAAAAGTTTTACCGGAAGAGCAAAAGTTGAAGAGTTAATGTAAGGAGGAATTTATTATGGATGAAGTTGGAAAGGTTTTGCATAGTCCGGAGAATATGTATGGAAAAGAAGAAGATTATCCGAAAAAGAGATCTATTTTTGAAAAGGCAAGGAATTGGTTATGTCTCGGATTAGGTTGCTGTAATGAACTTTCTGATTATCTTGCTGCTAATGAATTAGTGCTTAAATTGACAGAAGATGAATTGACTGATTGTTTTGATGATTTGCAGACATGTAACATTGAAACTATTGCTTTGGAAAACAAAATAAAGGAATTAACTGAAACGCCTTTTAATCCAACAAAAATTCCGGAGAAGAACATCAGGTATTTGAGAAACATTCAGTTAGGAGACACTGTTGTTACAAAATCTATTTCTGTAAGAAATTTTATTACAGCGAATGATGACAATTATAAGGATTTATTGAAGAACGCAGATTTAATTTTATCAGATGACGAGCAGATTGATTGTTTTGTTCCGGAAATTTATAAACTGGCAAAAAAGAAATACAAGTATGTGTTTGATTCCAGTTATGGTTTTGCTGAGAACTGGATGTTTCCTTTTGAATTAGATGCTGCTTTAGAGATTGGCAAAGGCGGAGACTGTGAGGATTATGCTCATAAGATTGTTACTTTTTTAAGGATTGCAGGTGTTCCTGCTGACCGGGTTTTTGTTTCTTGTGGAACTACAAGAGACAGGTTTGGGCATTCAACAGTTTATGTTAGAGATTCAGAAATGACTTGGAGACACCTTAATTCCACTACTCCAATGTTCAAGCATGATGACTTAAAGAAATTTCCTGATAATAAGAATGAAAATGATTATGTGGGAATTAGAGAAGGCGGCTTTTGGTTTTCTTTTAATGATGCAATTTCTATTTCAAAGTTTGAGACAGCTGAAGCTGAGAGCTTGTTTAATGCTGAGCCGACAATGAAAAAGGTTTTGATTGAATGATGGATATGTCTATGAATGAAAAATGTGAGGCCTGTAAAGGAAAAGGATTCATTACTTCAGATGATAATGTTATTTTAGTCACTGAAACTTGTTGTAATTGTGGAGGAACTGGGTTGAAGCCAATTAATCCATTAAATGTATAGGAGGAATTTTATGTATAGGAATGAACTTTGGATTGAGCAAGTTGGAGATGGATTTATTGTTGAGGATAGGCAATCAAACAAAAAGCATTTGAAAACTAACTTGAAAGACGTGCTTGATTTTGTAAAAGAATATTTTAAAAAGGAGGAGTAATTTATGCCTGAAAAGAAAGAAAATCGTGAATTAGGAATTAGCGGAGTTAATTCTAAAGAAGAATTGACTGTAAAATTGATTAATTCTTTTAAGGAGGAAATTAAATCAAAGCATTACAGAGTTGAGTCTTTTTTAGATAGTTCCACGCATGGAGAAAGAAAAGTTAAAGTTAGAATTTATAATGCTGATGAAAAGTATGTGCAATTGCATGCTTCCAGTTTACCGGATTTAATTGAGTCTTTGGAATTGCTAAGGAAAAGATTGGATGCTGAAGTGACTGTGGGAATTGATTGAAATGGAAAACTATGCACAAAATTTTTTAGGAGGAACAATTCTGTTAATTGCTTGTTTTTATTTTGCTGCAGGATTGTTTAATGCGTTGCCTTATTTTACTTGGTATTGGACTGTAATTCCTTTAGTGACTGGCTTTTATTATGTAATTAAAGCAATTCAAGAGAAAAAGGAAAGGTAATTGCTTGTGATTTCTGGCAGATGTAGAAAAGGCAAACATGGAGCTTGCACTAAAAGAAAGTGTAAGTGTTCTTGTCATTCATGGAATTAGTGAATTGAATGGATTGTAGTAAGTGCGGTAAAACTGATTTTCCTTGGGCTTTTCGGGATGATTTATGCCTTGATTGTTGGATTGAAGAAAAAAACAAAAAGAAAAAGCTAAAAACTTAAATTTAAATAGTAGTTTGGTTATCTATTTTATGAACCTTTATGAGCCAAATCAATATTTTAATTCCGGAAATAGAATTAATTGAAGTCAATAAGCTTTCTGTAGATGGAAAGAATCCTAATGTTTTAACTGCAAGTCAGAGAGAGGCCTTGAAGAGGAATATTCAGAAATTTGGTTTTATTGTGCCTATTATTTGTAATAAAGACCTGTTGATTGCTGATGGCCAGAATCGTTGGGAGATAGCAAAAAAATTAGGCATGGAGAAAGTTCCTGTGATTCGGTTGCCTGTTTCTGATGTTGATAGAAGAATTTTAAGGCAAGTATTGAATAAATTAAGAGGAGAGCATGATAGATCCTTGGATTCAGAAGAGTATAAGCTTATTTTTGATAAACAAGGAAGCTTTAAGGAATTAAGCGAATTATTGGCCAGAGATAAAAAAGAATTTGAAGCTGTCTTGGAAGCTAAAAAGAATTATAATGTCCGAGAGGATGCTTTTGATGTTGAAACTGCTTATGCTAATGCAGGAATTGAAATTAAGCCAGGAGAAGTTTTTGTTTTAGGCAGTCATCGGATTATGTTCGGTTAGCTGAGCGGGCCTTGAAGGCTTGCAGCATGCCTGAAGATATTGTTTTAGATTTATTTGGAGGAAGTGGAAGCACTTTGATTGCTTGTGAGCAAATGAATAGAAAAGCTTTCTTAATGGAATTGGATCCAAAGTATGTTTATGTAGTTTTGAAAAGATGGGAAGAATTTACTGGTAAAAAATCAGAGAAGGTTGTTTGATGCCATACGGAAAACCAAGAAACAAAAAGAAAGTGCAGGAGATTAAATTAAAGATTTTAGAGTATTTATCTGAAGGTTTTGATAAAGGAGATATTCACGAATTGATTAATGAAAATGTTGAGGAATTGCCTTTAAGCACTTTTAAGCGATATTGGAAAAATGTTATTGAAAAAGAAGATGAAGAAATTCAAGAACAGAAAAAAGAATTGTTTGTTGGTTATTTTAAGCGTTGTAGGAGAAGAATTAGAGAAGCGGCTGTTAAGTATCAGAAAACTGGCCAGAGAGAATGGCTTGTTGCAGCACATAATTTTGAGAAAGAATTTTTTGAGAAAATGCAGTCAATTGGTTTGATTGATAAGAAAGCAGAAAAATTGGAGATTAGTTTAACGGAGCAGATTTTGGATGACCTTAAGAAAGCAAGAGAAGTCAACAGAGTTCCTGGACGTGTTTCTGGATCCGGTTAAGTTTTTTACTTTCATTACCGGGTTTATTCCAGAATGGTATCAGCAGGATATTTTGTTAGATGATTCCAAAGACATTACAATTAGAGCAAGCAGGCAGACTGGAAAAACTGAAGTAGTGGCTGTTAAGATTTTGCGTGAATGTTTGTTGAATCCTTATAAGGTTTTGATTATTGCTCCTACTCAAAGGCAGTCTAATTTGGTTTATGGTAAAATTGAAGCTTATTTGAATCGGCATTTTTATTTTAAACAATTGATGATGAGGCATACAAGAGATTACACTTTGTTTGATAATGGTTCTGAAATTTATTGTTTGCCGGGGAATTCTGGTGCAACTGTAAGAGGTTATTCTCCTGATTTAATTGTAGTTGATGAGGCAGCTTATGTTAAGGATGAAGTTTTTGTTGCGATTGAACCTTCTCTGGCCACAACAAACGGAAGAACTGTTTTGATTTCTACTCCTTTTGGAAAGCAAGGAAGATTTTATGATTCTCATGCAAGATTGGATCATTTTAGTAAGTATCATGTGAAGTGGAATGATTCTTCTTTTATTTCTAAAGATTTTGTTATGAAGGAAAAGAATAGTAAAACTGAAGCTGAATTTAATCAAGAATATAATGCTGAGTTTATTGAGGAAGCTGACACTTTGTTTTCTCCTGATTTAATTAAGAGTGCTTTTTTTGATGTAAAATTTATTGAGGAAGCTGAATCTGGATGGGATTATTATTTGGGAGTTGATCCGGCCAGGTATGGTTTGGATGAATGCACTTATTTAGTTTTAAGGCATAAATTTTTGAAATTAAAAGAACCTACTGCTGATTCTTCTAATGAGGAAGTTTTGCAGTGGAATGAATTTGTTGATTTTTTGGATGAAAATAATGAAGTGAATTTAATTGAAATGTGTTATTGGAAAGGAAATCCTAAGAATGACATTACTGATATTATGGGCAGAGTTCAGGCCTTGAATAGAGCTTTTGATTTTAGAAAAATTTTCATGGATACTTCTCCTTTGGGAGTTGGAGCTGCTGATTATTTGAGAGCAGAGAATTTGCCTATTGAATATAATCCTTTTGGTTTGAGAGATAAGCATGATTTGTACGCTAATTTGAAATTGTTGTTTGAGAAGAATAGAAATAAACAGAAAGGAGTTTGTTTTAGGATTTCTGATTTTAGTAGATTAATTTGGCAGTTAACTGAAATTCAATATGAGTATTCTCCTGGAGGAGTTATGAAGATTCATCATCCGGATAAGCCGAATGCTCATGATGATTGGCCTGATGCTTTGGCTTTGGCTGCTTCTTTCATGAAGAAACCTCAGGCAATCTTTGATTTTTAGCGAAAAGCTTTTATATGAATTCAGAGTTTAATATAGTGATTTGAAGAGAATTAGAGGAGCAGTGCCAGGTTGTTCCCACCGTCTGGCTTGACCCCCCATTACGTTTATGCCAATAAGGATAATAAATTACAAGGACAGGATTCAAGCAGTCGCTGACATGCAGACGAATAAATATAAGCAGAAGCCTGATCAATCAATTGCTCCTGGAGTTGGATTTGCTTGGTCTTATGATGACAGAAATTATAAGGCAATTATTCCGCAGTTTTTATATAAGCCGCCATGGGGATATCCGTTAAATAAAGATATTCCTGAAATTAGAAGGCTCTCTAAGAGTCCGTTTATTTCTTTGGTTGAAACAACTATTACTGATGAAACAGCGAGATTGGATTGGATTATTGATCCAGAAGAAAATATGGTGCCTGAATCTGTTTTGAAGGACACTGAAGATTTTTTTTATAATCCGAATAGAAATGAAGAAAGCATGGAGTGTTTGTTTAGGAAAGTTATTCCTGACATGATTGAAATTGATGCAGGAGTTTTTGTTAAAGTTAGAGATTGGGGAGATGACTTTCAAGAATTGTATGCTTATGATGGAGGAACTTTTACTAAGAATCCTGATGTGCATGGAATTTTGCCGGAGACTTGGAGTTATTTTCAGTATGGATGGAACACTGGAGCCAGACCAATTGCTTTTAACAAAAATGAAGTTGTATACATGATGCGTTATCCTCGGACTGATAATATTTATGGCCTTGGAAGAGTTGAAATTTTAAAAAATGTCATTCAGTTGCTAATTTATGGAGTGGATTCTAATTTAGAGTATTTTACTTCAAATTCTGTTCCGAAAGGAATTTTGAAAATGATTAATGCAAACAAATCAGATATTCATGCTTTTAGATCTTCTTGGGAGCAGGCAATGAAGGTGCAAGATGAAGCAGGAAACTGGAGAAGACAGTTTCATAAAATGCCTATCATGAATCAGGATGGAGAATTTATTAGAGTTGGATTCAGTAATGTTGAATTAGAATTATTAGAGCAACAGAAATGGTTTTCTAAATTGGTTCTGGCTTGTTTTGGAGTGACTCCTTCTGAAGCTGGTTTCACTGAAGATTCTAATAGAGCAACGGATGTCGTGCAATCAAATGTTTTTAAAAGAAAAGCAATTGCTCCTTTAGTGAATTTATTAGAGTATCACATTAACACTCAGGTTGTGAATGATTTGCCTTGGATTAAAGGCCACTATGAGAATAAAGTTTTCTTTAGGTTTGATAAATCTGATTTGGTTGAGGAGTTGAATAAAAGGCAAATTGTTTGGGGAGATTATAAGACTGGTTTGATTACAAAGAATGAAGGCAGAGAAAAAATTGATATGGATGCTCATGATGACGGGGATGAATTTAAGAAAGAAGGAAACAATTTTGCTTTTGGAAATATGCCGGGCCAAGAAAGTAATGCAAAAAAAGATGGTTCAAATTTGAATGACAAGGAAGATAAAAAAAAATTTCCTGATTATGATGATGAACAAAAATCAATGAATACCAGTTCTTCTGTTGTGTTGAAAGAGTTTGAAAAACAATCTAATCCTAAAGTTTTAAAAAAAAAAATTTCAGATGAAATCAATGAAATAAAAAAAAAAGCTAAATTGTTATTGAAACAGGAAGGAATTCTTGAATTGAAAGCTGCTGATGAACATTTAGTAAATAAAATTTTGGCTTTATTGTCTTTTGATTTCTTGAAGGATTTTGTTTCAATGGGGATTAGATATAATTTTATTAAAGGATTGGATGCTGCTGAAAAACAAGCTTTAATGAATTTTGTTCCAAATCAGAAAGCCATTAAGTTTTTAGAAGATTATACATTTGAGAATATCAAGAACCTGGAATCCGATTTAAAAGACAATTTGCGGCAGGAATTGAAAAGAGGCTTAATGAATAATGAAGGTTTAACTGATTTGTCTGAAAGAGTTTCTACTGCTTTGGATGTAGGAAAAGACAGAGCTGAAGCAATTGCGAGAACTGAATATAATAGAGCTCAAAACATGGGAGAATTAGATGGGTGGAAACAGTCTGGAAGAAAAGTAATGAAAGAATGGGATGCAACTTTAGATAAAAAACCTGATGGAACTTGGAGAACTTCTGAAATATGCAGAGGTTTGAATGGCCAGAGAGTTTTAATTAATGAGAAATTCAATTATAGAGGAGAATCTTTTGAAGCTCCTCCTGCACATCCAAATTGCCGTAGTGGACTAAATTATTATCCAATGGATTGATTTTTTCCGTAAAGCTTTTATATTAGTTTGAGGTTATTTTTGACTGTATGCCTTTAAAACCTAAATATCAAAAAATCAAAACTGAATTTATTAAGAAGTATGGTTCAAAGAAAGGAGAGAAGCTCTTTTTTGCTTGGGTTAATAAACAGAATGTTAATCCTGAAGCTAAATCCTTTGTTTTTGGATTTGAAATTAAATCTATTAAGGATGATGTTGTGGAAGGAACTTTTGCTTCAGGTTTGCCAGATGCTTACAATGACATTTTAACTGAAGATTGTTTGAAAGACATGGATGAACAATTGGAGACTTTGCCTATTACTATTGATGATGATCATGAAAGTTTTACAAAGAAAGAAGACGGAGAAAAATTTAAGGCTTTTAATCCAATTGCGAAAGTTTATTCACATGAACTTAATGATTTCAGAATTGATGTTAAAACAAAATTAAATAAGGCACATCAGAGATATGAGGAAATCAAGAGTTCAATTAAAAATGGATTCTTACATTCTTTTTCTTTTGCTTTTATTCCTGTTGATTGGGAACATAAAGTAATTGAAGGAGTTAGGCACAGACTTTTGAAAAAAGTTAATTTGCTTAATGGTTGTTTTACTGGAATTCCAGTAAATGATGATTCTCAATTTGGAAGTGTTGCGTTAAAATCAATGCGTGATTCTTTTGAGTTTAATGAAGAAGAAATTAAATCTTTAATAGGAGGAATTTTGATGACAGAAGATAATAAAGAAAAAGTTGATGGAAAAGAACCTGAAAAGAAGGAACCTGAAACTAAAGAGCCAGAAAAAAAAGAACCAGAGAAAAAGGAGCCAGAAAAGAAGGAACCTGAAAAGGAGCCAGAAAAGAAGGAACCTGAAAACAAAGAACCAGCAGATGACGGAACAAAAGAAGAGGTAAAATCTCTTACAGTGGATTTAAAATCTATGGTTAAAGCTGTTGATGAATTGAAAGCGAAATCAGAGGAAGAATTCAAATCATTAAAAGCTAAGATTGATACTCATGATGAAATTTTGAATGCACCAGTTTTCAAAGCACAGATGCAACAAATGGATTCAGCTTTGAGTAAAGAAGAAATTGATAAAAGAGTTGAAGAAGCAAAAAGTAAAAGTATTCTTAAATCAATAAGGAAATAATGGAGGAGTTTTTTATGACAGAAGAAAAAGGAAACACTGGATTTATCCCCGAGGATTTTAACGATTCTGCAGCTTATTTTATTTCATTCGGTAACATTCCAAATCATACACCTTATGTCAAACCTTTTGAGGAAGTTGATATCAGGCCTGAAATAAAATCAAGAATTGTTAAAGGAATTGAGATGGAAAGAGCCCAGTTAAAGGCTTTTAGTATTGGAGGAATGGGTGCAGGAACTGCCGGTTACGACATGGTGCCTGTTTTTGTTGATACTGTAATGATTGATAGGAGCAGAAAATATACTCCTGCGAGTTTGTTAACAAAGAGAGTTACAAACCAAGGATTATATGCTGACTTTAATTATATTTCAAGTAAAGGAGGAGCTTTTACTGCAGGAGATGATGCAGCTCTTTCAGAAGCAGATGACAGCAAAGCCAGAGATAGCACTCCAATAAAATACATGTATGCTGTTGGAAGAGTTACAGGTCCAACTCAAGCTGCAGTGCCTTCTTATTTAATCAAAGGTTGGGGAACAACTGGAGACGGAATGAGAGACACAAGCTATTTGGATTCTGTTGCGACAACTGCTTTGGATCAAGAAGTAATTTTGAAAGCTCAGTCCATGAAAGAATTAGAGGAAAACTTATTCTTTAATGGAAATGCAACCACTTCAGGAATTACAGGAAATCCAGATGGAACAGAATATGATGGAATTGTTGCACTGCAATCTACTACAAATCAGAATGATTTGAATTCTACTGCAATGGACTTGGATGACATTGAAGATACAGTCAGGTATGCTTTTGATGATTCAGGAAGGCCAGAAGTAGGATTTGGAAGTTCTACAATTGTAACAGATTTCAGAAAGAAATGGAGAGATGCTTACAGAGTAACACCAGAGAAAGGAGAAGTTGCTTTGGGTGTTGTTGGTTCTTCAGTTGAAGGATTAATGGGTCCAATGAAATTAATTCCTTCTCAGTTTTTGAGCAATGTTTCAGGAGCAAAACAATTGTTTTTCTTAGACATGGAAAAAATTGAACACAGAGTATTACAGGACATGACATATCAAGAAATGGGCATTAACAATGATTCAAAGAAATTCTTTTTGAAACAATATCAGACTATAATTGACAGAGCACCAGCATTCAATTCATTTATTGACAATGTTTTATGATTGAAAAGTTTTGCAGTTTCTTTAAAAAACTGCATTATAGAAATAAAAAAAATATGAAATGAAGGAGGAATATTTATGACAGATTTCACAGATGGAACAACTTCAGGAGTTGTGACAAAAAAAATAACGCCTAATCTTGAATTAACAGTAATTCAGGTTAGAGTTCCTGCCACTTTTGTGTGGGGAACAGATAGTTTAATTGTTGATTTAGCAGATTACGGAGCTCACAATATTGCAGGTTTTTTGGCTTTTGAGGAAACAACAGCTGGAAGCGTGACAATTGCAGCAACAGGAACAAGCTCTGTTTCAACAACAACATTAACAATAGACAGCACAGGTTCAAGTGCGAATACCTGCGGCGGAACATTCGTAATATTCGCATTTTAAAGGAGGAGTTTAATATGGCAGGATTAAGAAGTTTAAGCGGAGGAACAGCAATTCCTCCATATACACATGGACCTTATGGTTGGGATCAACATGTTACTTTTTTTGCCGGAGTTACAGGAGCGAATACAAATGGACTCTGCATTTATGTTGATGGAACCAATGGGGATGATTCAAATGATGGAAAAAGCTGGACTAATGCAATGGCAACAATTCAAGCAGGAGTTACTGCCGCAGGAGCAGATGGAATAGTTTATGTTATTCCTAAAACAATAACAGATTATACAGGAGACCCAACAAGTTATGCTGAAACAGTTATAATTCCAGCAACACATACTGGACTTTCTTTGATTGGAATTTCCAGAGGAAGAACTCAAGGAGGATTACCACAAATAAAGAAAGGTTCAGGTTCAACAGCTTTATTAACTATTAGAGCTGCAGGTTGTTTGATTTCAAACATGGGATTTAATGGTTATGGTTCTACAGGAGGAGGCATTTTGTTAGATGATGATTATGCTGCAAAAACTGCTTTTGGAACAACAATTGTCGGATGCCATTTCAAAAACTGTGTAGGTTCAACAGCAACTAATGCAGCAACAGGCGGAGCAATTATGTGGTCAGCTGAAGGAAATGCCTGGCAAGTTTACATTGGAGGAAACAGATTTTATAAGAATGTTGGAGACATAGTTTTGTTAGGAACTTCAAATACTGTTCCTCAGGATGTTGTAATTGAAGATAATGTTTTCAGTGGCCCAGCAGGAAGCGTAGATTGTAATTTGTATTTGAAAGGCGGTTCAGGAATGAATGGAGTAATAATCAGAAACAACGAGTTCACTTGTTGGCCAGCAATAGGTTCAGGAACAAATGTTATGCCTATTTCAGCAACAGGTTGTGTTGGACAGGTTACTGGAAATAGATTTGCATGCACAGGAAAAACTTTCGGTGCAGCAGCAAATAGTTTGATTCCAACAACACTTTTCCTAACAGACAATTATCAAGAAGATGGAGCAACGCAAATAGCAAGAACATGATTGAATTAATAATTGGGAATTAATTTTCCCGATTATTTTTGGAGGAATGTTAGATGGCAAACTATGCAGTAACAACGTATGTGGTTGAAGGCCCAGTTAAAACTGTTGCAGCAGCTTTGGAAACAAAGATTGAAACAATTGATACAGGAAAAACAATTAGATTGCAGGTTATTGTTCCTATGGGGAACACTTTTGCAGGAGTTCTGCAATACGATACATAAAAGGAGGAATTTGAAATGAAATTTGTAAATAGAGGAAAAATGCCTGTCAAGGTGCAGGTTGATTCAGATGAACAACCGAGAATTTGGGTAACTTTGAAGGAAGGAGAATTCATTGAAACAGAAAAAAAAAGTTATGCAAAACATTATGAAAAAAGAGGTTTAATTGAGGATGTTCCGGGAAAAAAACTTGAAACAAAATTAAAAGTAATTCCAAAAGGAAAACCATTTAAACCTGCAACAGATGATATGAAAGAAGAATCTAAAGATGAAAAGAAAGAAGAAAAAAAGAAATGAAGTGATTAGATGGCATTGAGGTATGTGACAATAGAGTCAGTTAGAGTAACCAGTGGCATTACATCTACTTTTATTAATGATGATGATTTAACTGAATTATTGGAAGATACTGAAGAAGAAATTGAAAGAATGTTCAATGCCAGATTTTCTCCTTTTAGAACTATGGAGTATGCTGAAGGAGATTCTTCTAATAGGCTTGTTTTAAAGAATAATCCTGTTTTGAAGTTGCATAGATTAAACATTGATGGCACTGATATTGATTTGGATGACATTCGGCTTGAAATGGATTCAGGTGTTGTTTGGCTTACTTCTGATTCTGATGAAACTTTTTTTAAGGCAAATTCCAGTGAAAGAAATTTAGTGAGAGTTGATTATTCTTATGGTTTGTTAGAGGAAACTGATACAACAACTTTGACTGATGTTGTTGAAACTGAAGGAGATTCTGTTGTTGTTGCTGTTGATTCTGCTACTGGTTTTAATGTGGATGACTATATTAAGATTGCAGGACAGGATTCTTTGAATGAAGTTTGTAGGATTACTGATGTTTCTGAGAATAATATTACTGTGGATAATTTAAGCACGGGTCATTCAGCTGAGTCTTTGGTTACTTTGATGAGAGTTCCTCGTGTTGCAGAGAAATTAATGAAGGTTGGCTGTAGCTTGTCTTGTGTGGCCAGAGTTGTTGGATCTACTTTTGATGAAATTACAGGTTATTCTTTGTCTGATTTACAGGTTCAGAAAGGAGAGCCTTATACTCAGTGGAGAGAAACTGCTGAGCAGTTGAGAAAGCAATGGGATAGACTTGTTTTGTCTTTTAGGCCTCGTCCGGTTGTTGCATAAAGCTTTTATATTAGTTTGAAGTTATTTTAATCACATTCCAAGGAGGAGTGATTATGGCTATTGGAGCATTGGCTGACTTTAATACAATTATTGATGAAAGAGGAGAAACAGTTTCCTGGTATTCAAACACTATAGTGAAAGATGCTCAGTCAGGAAGTAAAATTGATGCTTATGGTTCTGCCACGTCTATTTCTGCTATTATAGTTAATGTGCCTAAAAAAGATATTCATAACAGTGCAGGAGAGCTGACAGATGAAAATTTCTACATGTACTGTAAGTCCACGAGAGACATTGCTATTAAGGATAAGATTGTGTGGAATACAAATTCTTTTAAAGTAGAGAAAATCTTAAATCAAGTTTATGACGGAGGCACTCTTGTTTTCCGAAAGTTTTTGTTAAGGAGGCTGGCTTCTGATGCTTGAAGTAAATGTTTTATCTGAAGAAGAAGCAGACAAAAAAATAGAGCAGTTTATTGATGTTTTTATAGAAGAAATTGCTTTGACTCTTCGGCGTGAAATGAGAAGCAATATTGATTTTTTAGGAATTACTGATTTAGGTTTTTTAAAAAACAGCGTGCATGTTTATCCAGTTGGGGATGATTTTGTTGTGAAAGTTGAGGCTGATTATGCTTCTGCAGTTAATGATGGAACATTTCCGCATTGGGCTCCCATTAAACCTTTGCTTGGATGGGCAAGAAGAAAGTTAGGAGAAGAAAAAGCTGCTTATGCTGTGAGAGCAAAGATTGCTAAAAAAGGAACTGAACCGAAACCTTTTGTGGACCCGGCTATTGAAGTTTGTTTTGAGTTTGCTTTTAATAATGCTGTAAGGAGAGTGTTTTGATTGAAACAATTAAAGAGAGCTTTGATGTCTGAATTAGGAAGGATTATTTCTGATCCAGCTGGAAGAGGAACTGAAGTCACTGAAACTTTTAGTGGAGATGGAGATGACAAAACTTTTGTTTTAACAAATAAACCTCTAATGTTTATTGTTTCAATTACTGTCGGAGGAGTTGCTCAGAAATGGATTACAGATTTTGATGTTGATTACGGAACAAATGATACAGGAGCAACGATTATTTTTGTTTCTGCTCCGGCAACAGGAACTAATAATATTTCTGTGACTTACAGGCATGGAAGTAAATGGATTTATCCAGATTTTCCAAGAAATGATGCAACTTTTCCAAGAATGAGTTTATTTAATGTTGGAGGAGATTTTGAGAAAAGCGGAGGAGTAGGAGATAAAGTTGTTTTTATTTATCCAGTTTTTAGAATTCAATTGCATGTCAGAGATGGAAAGGATTACACTATTGGAGGCTATAAATATGTTGGAGACAAACTGCTTGATTATTTGAACTCTGAACTTGAAGCAGCAATTCATTCAATCAGAGATAATAATACTATAGGAAATTTAATTGACATTAAAATTAATTCGCCTGAATCTTTGGGCTTAAATGAGGAGTATGATATTTTAAGAAGTGGTTGTAGGATTACAACACATTTCAAAAAAAGTTATTCATGAGGAGGATTTTTATGAGTGAATGGAATAAAATGATTAAAAAACAGGCTTTGGAGAAATCAAAGAAATCTGAGAAATCTGAAGTCAAAGAAAAAAAGATTGAAAAGAAAACAAGAAAGGAGAGTGATGCTTAATGAGTCTTTCAGGAAAAAAGCAAGCCATTGTTTTTGGAGTGGAAGCAGAATATGGAACGGATCCAGCTGCTTATGATACAATTGGAATGCTTCAAGGAGAACCTGCTTTTAATATTGACAATCAATATGTGAATGTTTTTGCAGGAGGAAGAATTAACAGTAGAGCAATTCTTGCAGGTCCGAGAATTGTTGGAGGAAGATTTGATTACTTTGTGCAAGATGGAGCTTTTATTGTTGCTTCAATTGGAACTTTTGATACAACAAGTCCGGTAACAAACACAGACAATTATATTCATTATGGAACGTCAGAGGACAGCACAAGCACTGAAGGAACTCCAGTTGAATATGAAGCAGAAAGCTACACAATGAAATTCGGTTTAACTGGCCAGACAAAAAATATTACTATAACTGGGTGCAAAACAAATACTTTGACTTTGAATGTTGATTTAGATCAACCTTTAAGAGCAGGAGTTGAATTTTATGGAAAAACTCCGGAGATAGACACTGATGTTCAAACAGTAACTGAAATTGATTATGGGCCTTACATGTATCATGATAAAGGAACAGTGGAAATCATGGGTGCAACACCTACAGTGGATATGCAGAGTTTAAGTTGCAGTATTACAAATGATTTGAAAAGAGAACATGGTTGTTTGCCAGCTGCAAATGAAAGAGATATTGTTGCTTTACATCAAGGAAATAGAGATATTTCAGGAACTGTTGTTTTGAATTATGATGCAGACACTGAATTAACACAATTATTGGCAGATGAAAGAGCTGACATTAGTTTTTTAGTGGACAATGAATTAACAGCAACAGGTGCAACTTACAGAGGAATAATGATTGACATTAAGGAAGCAGGTCTTGCGGGTTTGGGAGACAGAACTTATCCAGTAGACGGAGATACTATTAGAGAAACATTTAATTTCACTGCCAGAAAAATTGACTGCAAGTATTATGATGCAACAAGTTCAGACCCATTTAGTTAAATAAAAAAGGAGGAATTAATTATGGAAGGTAAGGAACCTTTACATGAATTCAATGCTCCATCAGGAGATGTCTATAAATTTAGGCTCTTGACTTATGGAGAAAAAATGGATATAATAGAAAAAAAAGCAAAAGGAGTTAAGGCTCGTGGAACAGCTGAAATTAGTGGCAGAAAAGGTTTTAGAAAAAAACCTGGTGAAGAGGAAAAAATGACCAGTGAATTTGAAATGGATTTGTCTACTACAACTGCAGTCAGGAGAGAAGCAGTTTGGGTTTCCATGATTGTAGCTCCATGGCTTTCTGAAGGACAGAAATGCACAAAAGAGTTAGCAGACAAAAACATCAAAGGAACTGATGCAGAAGCAATAAATGATTTTGTGGATAAATTGAATTATCCTGAGGAGGAAGTATTGGAAAAATCGGATGGGCAGTAAGATCAGGTGAAGTTCCAAAGGATGATAAAGTTTTACAGAAGATTTTTAAATTATATAATCTCAGCAAGGCTTTCAATAAGTTTCCAAAATCCGGAGGAATTTACAATCAACCTGGTGTGTTAATTGATTATTTTTTGGAAATTGAAAACCAGTTTGCTCAGCAAAGAGAAAGCAAATCAAGAGAAATGAACGCAGAGAGTTTTGCTGCCCAAGTAAGAGGACGTGGAAAGCATGGCAGATAAAGAAATTGTAATTAATGTGAAAAGAAGCGGAGGCGGTGTAGCTAACGCTGTTTCCGGAGGTTCTTTTGGAGGAGTAAAAGGAGGAGGAGGAATTCTTGGTTCTCTTTCAGGTGCTTTAGGAAAAGGCATGGCTGCAGGAGCAGGTTTTGGAGTTTTAATGGCTTCAAGTAAATCTTTGCAGAGAACTGTTGAAAGAATGTTGAAGTTAATTATGATGGTTTTACGTCCTATTGGAGACATGTTGTCTATTATTTTGCAGCCGTTGATGATGTTAATTAAGCCTTTGGCTATTTTTATTAATGGATTATTTCGTCCTTATTTAATTGAAGCAAGAAAAGCGTTCCGGACTGGCACGGGTTTTATGCAGTTAGGAATGCCGGGAAAAGCAGCTGATGCGTTTTTTACTGGAATTCAATTAATGATGGCTCCAATAATTAAATTATTGGTTATTTCTTTAGGAGAATCTTTGAAAATGCAAGTTGATATTTTATTGGCTCCAATTGGTTTTTTTATTGATGCAATTCAAGGTTTAGGAAATGTTATTTTAAGCACGATTCCGTTTAGTGATAGTGCAAGAGAAGCATGGAATAATTTTATGGGTTCTTTAAGAGGAGGAGTGAATGCCTTAAAATTTTCTGTCAAAGAAGGAATTGATGTTGGAATTGGAATGATTTTGGATGGCATTGATGCTTGGGGAGATGGTTTAATTGAGCATGCTAATGACTTGAAAGCAATGTATGAGGTTTCAAAAGAAGTTCATGCAGGTTTAGTTGATAATAATGCTTCTTCTAAGACAATTGCTGAATCAATGAATGCTTTGGATATGGCTTCTAAAGAAAATTTCAGAGATGTTTTAGAGGACATTATTGATAAAACAGGTCTTTGGGCAAATGAAACAACTGGTTTTCCCGGAGTTGTTACTGGAGCTTTGGATTTAATTTATGATTACGCTGAACAAACTAAAAACAAAATGGATGCTTTGTTTAATGGAGCAAAAGCTGCAATTGAAGCAGCTAATCAGGCAATGGCAGCCGGACAACAAGTTTATAGAGAACGTGTTAGAGAAGCAATGAATGCAAATGGAGATGTTTATGGAGGACCTATTACTGGATTGCACATGCTTCCTAAAGAAGAGGATTTTGTTATGCGAGGAAATAATGTTACTCCTTTTAGTTCAGAGGACACACTTGTTGGATTTAAAGGTTCTGGTCCTGGAGGAGGCGTTACTTTTGATTTTTCTGGAATGACTATTTATGCTTCTGATGCTGATGAAGTTAAAAGAAAATTAGATGAGTTAGTGCAGGAGGCAATGAATAGGTTGAGGTGATTTTTATGGCACAGGTAACTTTATTTGGAACAACAGGAACTTATCCGTCTTTGGCTAAAGATGCAGGAGACGTTAAATATATTTTTTATCCAGAACCAAAAATTCACTGGGGATATAAAAAGCAAAATGAATATGATGATTTGCCTTTTGTTGGAGCTCCGTCTTGTTATGATGCTTTTGTGATGACTGTTACACTTAAATTAACTGGATATATTCAGCCAACAACTTCCGGTCAGCCTCCCGGAGCAAAATCTTTGAAGGAAAGAATGACTGATTTAATTAAATGGATGTCTCATTATGGAACATTTCAAACTCAACCGGATTCAGGTAATGCTTCTCAGGAAGTTTTTTGTTTAGAAATTACTATGCCTGATGCAAGCACTATGCAGCATTTTGTGGCCATTGATTCTGTTGATTTTGATTGGGCAGGCGGAATGACAAGTATGAGTCTTACTGCGAATTTCAGAGAGGTTTCAGAGGTTATTTTGTTATGAGTTTGTATTATTATAAAATTAATGGTTCAACAATCAGCAGAGTGAAATCTTGTTGGACTCACAAGGTAATGACTAATCGGTCTGGAAAATTTGAATTAAAAGTTTCGGATCCGAATAATACAACTTATGATGCTGTTTCAACTGGAGATGAGTTTGTTGTTTACAGAACTTCTGATGATGCTGTAATGTTTGGAGGTTATTGTGAAAAACCTAAGCGGACTGATAAAAAGAAATCTGAATTAACAATAACTGGAGGAGATTACACTACTAAAACAAACAACTTAATTATTGAAGCTTCTATTTATAGACGGAGAGAATATTCTGTTATTGTTAGAGATTTGGCTTTCATTAAAAATTTGTGTGTGAATGATTCTTTGGATGTCATGGATGCAACAACTGGCTGGACTGCTGCAGGAGATTTTAGTTCTCTGACTGCAGACACTGCTGTTGATAGCAATGATAATCCTTATGCGAGATTAGGAACTGCTTGTCTGAAAGTGACTGCAACTCATTCAGCCGGCTCAGGAACTTTAACTAAAACTTTGGGAACAGGAATTACAGGAAATGCAGATGATTTTTATGGAGTTTATTTTTTTATTGCAGACACTGCTGATTTAGGAACAAATATTAAATTGCATTTTGCACAAGACAGCTCTAATTATTATACTATTACTTTAGCAACATCAACGCTTTCTGATGGATGGAATTATGTTTTGTTTGATTCATCTACAAAAACAACTGGTGCAGGAAGTCCGTCTTTGAATGACATTGATTATTTTCAGTTAGAAGTTGATTTGGATGCAGGAGCAAGCAGTGAAACTATTAGGTTTGATGACTTTAGAAGAATTGAAAATGGTTTTTTGCCTTCAAATGTTTCTATTACAACTGATTATGTGGAATACATTGAGTTTAAGAATTTAAGTTTATTTAATTGTTGGAAAAAAGTTGCAGACCTGAAAGAAAACATTTATGATTTTTTTATAGATAAAAGTAAAGTAATTAATTGGGGAGAATTAGGAACTGTTGCTTCTGGAGTCACGCTTTCCAGAGGAACTAATTTGATTTCTTTAGATGCCTGGGATGATGACCAGTATTTAGTGAATTGGATTAGAGTCTATGGAAAAAGGCAATTGTTCACTTATGAGGAAACTTTTGATGGAGACGGAAGCAATGACACTTTTACTTTAACTTACAAACCGGTTGATGTTTACTGTGAAGTTGACGGAACAAAAAAATTAGGATATAAAGAAGGAGCAACAACAACAGATTATGATTACAATGTGGACCAAGAAGCAAACCAGTGTATTTTCCGAACAGGAAAAGAACCAGGTGCAGGAACTGGAAATGTTTATTTCAGGTATACTTATTCTGTTCCGATTACAATAGAGTATGAAGATAAAACTTCCATTGATACTTATGGTTTGTATGAAGATAAAAAAGAAGAAGAGCATTTAACTACGAGACAGGATTGCATTGATTTTGCTACAGAATATGTTGAAAAATATAAAAATCCAATTACGAATGCAATTGCTCATTCAAAGATTGAGCCTACAGTGGATGTTGGAGAAATTGTTGATGTGAGTAATACTCGTTTTTTTGCTACAACTCAGACTTTTACTGTTGCGGCTGTTAAGAATTTTTTTACTGGAAAGAAACATAGAAGTGAGTTTACTTTGTCTAATGTCAGACAAGACATTGAACAATATCTTGCTGATTTATTGAATAGATTAAATGCTTTGGAAGAGAAAGAAAAAGGAACAAGTGATTTGAAAACGAGGATGAAAAAGTTTACTGATACTTTGACTTTTGAGGATGACCCGCCAAATAATTTAAGCATTTTAAAAAGAGATATTACTAAAACAAACACGTGGTATTTTGGTAAACCTCATTTGTTTTCAGAGCCGATTAAGTTTGGAGGAGGAAGCGGACCTTGGAGTGCCAATCAGGTTTCCAATGCTTCGGATTAAGGAGGAATTTAAATGCAGGATAAATGTTTGATGAAAGGACATCTGAAAGTTTTTACACGAAAGAAAGGAGGAGTTTGGGAGAAGAGAGTTGATTTAGATAATTTAATTGTAGATCTTGGATTGGACTTGGCCAGAGACAATGTTTTTGGTTCTCAATCTTTTTATGTTCAATGGGGAGCTGTTTCAGATAACACTGTGACTCCGGCTGCAGGAGACACTTCATTGGGAGGAAATGAAGTTAGAAATGCTTTTTTGAAAACAGATTTAACTACGAGTAAACAATTTTATGGAGAATATTATGTTGCAGGAACTGAATGGACTGGTGCAGGAATTTCTAATGTTTCAAAAGCAGGATTGTATTACAAAGCGACTGGGAGTTTTTTGTTTAATGTAGCAAAATTTGACCAAATTGCAGTGGATACTTCAATAGAAATGCTTGTTCAGTGGACTATAACGTTATCTGGATAAAAAAAAGTAAAAGTATTTATATGAGAATGGAGGAGATTTTAACATGGCAAGAGAAATAGCAAATAATGAATATGGGTATGCTTGCAGAATTGCTAATATAAAAGAAGCGGCAAAAGGAAATAAAGTTTTAAGCGGTTGTGCAGTGACTGCAAATGTTACGCCAGATATGTTTGTTAATGTTGCGGCTGGAGTAGTAAAAATAAATGAAGCTCGTGTGACAGTTTCTTCTGTTTCTAATCAGGCTATTACTGTAGCTGATGGTTCTAATCCAAGAAGAGACATTCTTGAAGTTGGAGCAAACGGAACAGTGGATTATACTGCAGGAACTCCTGCGGCAATTCCTTATCCGCCTGATTTAGCGGAAGACCATATTTTGTTGGCTGTAATTGAAGTTCCGGCTTCTGATACTACAATTAGTTCAGACCAGATTAAAGATTCAAGAATGTTGGAGCAAGGTTTTGGCACCCAGGTTCCAATTGGAGGAATTATTCCATGGATGTCAAATATTACTGGGACTCCGTCTTTGCCGACTGGATGGGCTTTATGTGATGGTTCAACTATTTCTGATTCTGACAGTCCTTTGGATGGTCAAGTTATTCCAGACATGAATGCTGATAATCGTTTTTTGAGAGGTTCTGATACTGCCGGAGGAACAGGAGGACAGGAAACTTTAGATTTACAACACACTCACGGATTAAGTTCAAGTTGTAGTTCTGCAGGAGTAGGAGCCGGTTGTGCAGGAGGATATTCTGCGGCTAATGCTTTAAGCAATGGAACAGACATTAAACCGAAATACATTAATGTGGTGTGGATTATTAGGATTAAGTGATTTTATGGGAATAAGACAAGAGCTTGGAATTAACGGAGAACACAGAGTTTTAGGAAATGAAATTGATGCCGCTGAATTTAGAGGATATATGATTTCTGAAGTCAAGCACTTGAAGGAATTAATTAATGAAGGAAAAAAAGAAAGGCGTTATGATGTAAAAGTTTTTAAGGAATTTTGTAAAGAATGTCAGACAACACAAAACAAAAGGCATATTGCTGTTCAGAATGAATTAAAAGTTTTGAATGCTTTTAAGAATAAAGCTTTGGGTTTGGCTTTGGTTGTTGGAGGATTGGGGGCAGGAATTTTTCAGTTTTTTTTAGACGTTTATTTTAAATTTAGAGGAGGATAATTTTATGGAAGAAATATTTTATCAAGCAGCATACGGTGCTATTGCAGGAGGAGTTCTTGCGGCTGCAGGATGGTTTAAAAGTCAGGACAAATATGGTAGGATAGAGGCTATAGAATTGAAGAAGTTCCTTAAGACAGTCACTTTAGGCATAGTGATTGGAGGAATTGCGGGTTATAGTGGCTTGCAGAAGGATTTAATTGCTTCAGCACCTATCTATTCTGGACTAACTTACGTTATTGAGAGTTTGTTTAAAGGATTTTCAAGGCATGCAGCTAAGAACTAAAGGTGGAAATGTGGAACGAAAAGAGTCTTGTGTTATTGATAGGATTGGCTTTCCTGTTAATTTGGTTATTGATTGAATTCCTTAATTGGACACGCAAAGGAGGCTCTTTTTGTTTGGATTGGCCAGAAGAAAAGCTTTTAAATAAAGGAAACGCATTATTTGTAGTGCTTTAGCTTGGGCGGGTAGGAAGGTCAAGTAATTGCGAGGCTTGAAAGCGGAGCATTTATGCTTTTTTCTTTGCCGAAAAGAGAGCTTGGGCAGCAACTCTGTTTTACTAAAACCTCCGTTGCTGTCCTTTGCTGCCATTTTTCAATTAAATTAATCAATTAAATTAATCAATAAATTAAATTTATATAAATAAATTTATTTATTTCAAACTATTTCATTTATTTCATTTAGTTTTTCAAACTATTTGGTTTGTTAACTAGCAAGGTTTAATAATATCTTATTGTTTAATTGTTATGGAGGATTTTTTTATGATGAAACCTGGAAGACCAAGAAAATATGATGAGTTTTTAGTTCCTTTAACTTTAAGCATTCCTAAGGCTTTGAAAGCTAAGATAAGAGAATTTGCTTGGAAGAAGAAAAAAAGTGTTAATGAGATTGTAATTGAACTTTTGAAAGATTATTTAGATGGAGTTGATGAATGATGCCTGCTGGAAGACCTAAAAAGTATGATGAAAATTTGACGCCTGTTGGTTTGTTATTGCCTAATTCTATGAAGGAATCTTTGTTTTTGGAATCTCAAGGTAAAAATTTAAGCATGAATGAATATGTGATTTCTTTAGTTATTTCTTCTGATAAGGAATTGGCTCAAAATTTGGCTGTTCATTTTAAGGAAATGAAAGAAGAATTACAGTCTAAAACAAATCAATTGAATGAATTAAGCAGAGAGTTTTCTAAGTTTACTCAAAAGAGAAGCAATATTGGAAGTTTTTTGTTTACTGAAGTTGAAGAGGATCCAGAAACAAAAGAAGTCATGGACTCTGTTGTTGATGGAATGAAAGAAAATTTTGTTGTTAAGGCCAGACAGGATAAGGTTTCTGCTTTACATGCTTTTACGGAGCTGGGTTTTAGTCGTTTTTCTGAAAGAATGCTTGAAAGAAATAAATTGATTAAACGGCCTGCTTGGATTAAAGTTTTGTTAAAGAAAAAATTATTGAGTGTTTTTGGAGAATGATTTGATGACAGAATTTAAAATTTTAACAAGTACAAGCAAAGAAATGTTTGAAAAGGAATTAACTAAACTGACAGATGAAGGATGGTTGTTGCTTTCAAGAGAAGCCTTGATTGTAACAGAGAAGAAAACAGGTATTCAAAATATGCCTTCTGAGCCAAGGTATACTGTTTTATTGCATTTAAAAATCAAAAGATGATGGGATTATATGGTTAAATACCCAAAAAAATGTCCTAAGTGTAATTCAACTAAAGTTTCAAGGATGGAATTTTCTTTTAGATGCAGGAAGTGTGGTTTTGTTTCTAAACGCAGGTTTTATAAAGCTTCTGAAAAGGCAACGTTTATAAAGACCAAATGAGTAATATTAAATGTCATTTAATAAATTAAATTCGGAGGTTTTAGAAAATGGATTTAAAAGGTGTTGAAAAAGAATTTCAGGAAATGGAATTCAGAAAAAACATGAAAATGCAGCAAGAAGATTACGCTACTGAATTAGAGAATGAATTATTGGAGGTGTCAGAGTGAACTGGGAAGAATTTGTAAAAGACAATGTGCAGGTTAGAAGAACTTCAAGTTTTTCAAGACATTATGGAAAGCTTTTGTAATTCACCTTACGAAAGACAGTTTGGCACAAATGATGGGAGTAATGGAGGTAATTGTAATGGATTTAGAAAAAGAAAAATATTTTGTTGCGAAAGGCATGTGTGAATACGGAGGAAGCTTTGTAAATTATTTAGGTAATGCTTTGCATCATGCTGATCCCAATAATGTAAAAAGAATCAAGAAAGCTTTTCCTGAATACTGGAAAAAGTATTTGAAGATAGGACAAAACATGAAGGCGGAATTTTGATGAGTTATGAACTTTGTAGTGATTGTAATACAACTGGCAAAATTGATGGACATGAATGTTCAGTTTGCCATGGCAAAGGCTGGGTTTTTTGGGAACCTGAAATTGAAACAGAAAGCGAGGACATGAGAGCTTTTGGCGACCATTTGCAGGATTGGATTTGAATGAATAAAAAAAAGCTTTATGCAAGAGCCTTAAAAAAATGGGGAGAAATGTTCCAAATTGTAATGATCTTTGAAGAGATGTCTGAATTAACTAAGGCTCTTACAAAATATTTGCGAGGAAAAGAAGGCAGAATTGGAATTACTGAAGAGATTGTTGATGTTCAAATAATGTGCGAGCAGTTAATTCAGATGTTTGGAACTGAAGAGGCTATTCCGATTATTAAAAAAAGGAAATTGCTGTATCTTCAGCAGTTGCTTAAAAGGAAGTGATTTTGTGGCAGAGAATAAAGTTGTTTTGTTTGTCAAGAACAAAGTTTTAGAGGAAGGCTCCCGGGAGCTTGTTATTTCTAATGAACTAAAGCCTGGCAGTGGAATTCAATTTGATAAGAATGGAAAGAAGGAACGTGTTTTGGCTGTTGGGAAAGCAAAGATTTTTCGGGTAGAATCTGGAATAATTTTATTGGAGGAGAAATGATGTATGTAAAATGGGATGGAACTACTTATCAAGGCGGAGGAGAAATCAAATTATATGCAAGCATTGTTTTGACAGAAAAAGAATATGACAAAATACTTGGAAAAAACAAAAAGATTGAAAAGTTTGAGGAGAAACTGGCGAAAGAAATATTAAAATCTTTTTGGAGACAACTCAGGTGATTTGATGTTAAAGCACGTTTGTATTTGTGGTTCAAAAAAGTTTTTTGTTAATAGAAGAATAAAGATGCTTCAATGTGTAGAATGTAAGCAGAGGTTTGCACATCATTCAGATTCTTTGAGATGGAAAAAATATGATATGCCTTTCAAAGAAAAAGTCAAAGAAATTGTTGATGAAACAAGCCAGAATATTTCTGAATGGATTGGAAAGACAAAAGAGATTTCTAAAAAAGAATGGATGAAACAATTTGGAATAAAGAAATACAAAAAAAAATTAGTTGTTTCTATTCCGGAACATAAAGAAATTGATTTTAAGGCTCAAAAGGAATGGTATGATGAAACTTTTCTGAAGCCACACATCAAAAAGAAATGGAGTTTTATAATTGGCTTTTTAAACAAAAAAAATTCTTTTAAATTTTTGAATACTTTTCATTTAGGAAAGTTGAGAGGAAGGCATGCTGCACGGGCATGTCAAAAGGATTTAAGGAATATTGGAATTGAAACTACGATTAAGTTTACTGCGAATCGGTCTGCAGTTTTGGAGTTGAAACAATGAAGTATTTGGATAGAATTGATTTATTTTTTTGGGATAAAACAGATGCGTTAATGGCTTGGCTAATTAAAAGGTATGGAGGAATTCCGCCTCTTACTTGGAAAGCAATTTGTAATGAGAAATGGTTTTTTTCTCATAGGTATGTTGCTTCAAGAAAAATAGGAGTTAGGAAGATCTATAATGTCCGGACTGAAAAGTTTACTTGTGAAGTGATTGAGTGAAGCTGAGGAATTTGCGGCCATTGGATTTTATTGTTTCTGAAATCAAAGAGGAATACCCAATATTAAATAAAAAGCAGGAGGATTGTTTGTGAGTTTCAGTAAAGAGCATAAGAAGAAATATGAATCCTTTTTTAAAAAATTGTTAGGAGTGATTTAATGTGTGCATTTTATGATGTTCAAAATCAAATAAATAAGTCTTGGAATGATTGGAAATTTAAGAATAAAAGATTAGAGATTTTAAGACAGAGAAAGAAGAATTTTTGTCCTAAATGTGCTGATGATGGATTCAGAGTTAGAATGGATTATCAAGGAAACAAGAGAGAAAAAATGCAGGTTACTGTTTATGATGTTTCTATTTTTGTTTGTCCTCGTTGTGGAAAAGTTAGTAAGCAGTATATGCGAATTGAAGGCAAAGGATATTCTGGCCAGAGTGCTTATAAGAGATATGGAGGAGAATAGCAACATTTAAATATATTAAATGTCATTATATTATTATAAAATATTTTTTTCGGAGGTTTTAGAAAATGGTTGAAAAAAAGATTTTGGAACAAGCAGAAAAATTAATTAAGGATGAAGTTGAATTAAGAAAAAATTTGCTTGTTTTAGGAAAACTGCACATGAGCAGACAATTGAATGAGGACTTGTATCCTGATTCTATTGAAATAGATTTGGGGGGACCGGGAAATAGAGGCAAATTTTATTTTAATGCTGATAAACCGGAAATCTCTTTAATGCGGCTTGAAAATTATTTCAAGATTGTTGCGAAGAGAGATGAATTGGCAAAAGCCAGGCAGGTGAAAAGCGATGAGTAAAATAGATTCTATTGAATTTGTTTCCAAAGGTGACAAAGAATTTTTTAGAGTTGTTGCAGATGGAAAGAAATACAGTGCATGGCCAGAGAACAAAGAAGGAAGTGCAATTGAGGCTTTTCTGCAATTAAAAAACAAAGAAATTAAGGATGGGGATTCAGTTAAATTGCATTATGAGGAATCAACTGGAACATATAAAGGCAAGTCAATAGTATACAAGAATTTAACTTCTATTGAAAAATTATCTGAATCTGAAAAACAAACTGAAAAGCAAGATGAGTCAGTTGGAGAAGGTTCTCAGGAAATGTGGGCTGCAAAAGAGAAAAGAGATTTGAGAGGCAGATGTCTTTTTTATGCTCTTACATTAAGTGAAATAAATGTCAAAGAAAGAGGAGCAACTAATGAAGAAACAAAACCATCTCAAATAATTGATATGGCTAAAGAGCTTGAAAACTACATTTATTCAAAATAAAGGAGGTTAAATTATGCCAAAAAAGTATAGCAGAGAATTTGAAGTAATGAGTGTGCAAGAAATAAGCAAAGAACTCAGAGAAGAAACAGAGAAGAGATATTCAGCTTTTGCAGTGGACACTACACCGGACTCAAAAGAAAGACTAACAATTCATTCAGATAAAAAGATTTCTTTAAGAGCAGGAGATGTTGTCAAAGTCAGTTACACTAAAACGCAGACAAGAATCAATGAGGAGTAGAATGCACATTTTTCATATAAACCACCTCGGGATTGCTGCAAACGGAACAAGGTATTTCAAAGTAAAAAAAAAATATCTTGTTTCTGTTTCAGTTTCCGGTTTTACTTGGTGTGATTGTAAAAATGGAATGTTTGCTAAAAGCAGGAATGAATCAGCAGGTTGTAAGCATGGAAGAGAAGTAAGGAGATTAATGAGAGCATTAAATTTATTGGAGGAATAATGATGTCAAGATTTGATAGAACAACAATTTTCAAGGTCGGGGATAGTTGGATGGTTAGGATTCCAGCTTCTTTGTTTAAAGAGAAAGATTTTCCTTTTAAGAAAGATGAAAAAGATTTGGTTATGGAAATTGCTAAGTGTAATAAATCTAAAGGATTGTTTATTAGAAAAGTGAAGGAGTTTTAATGGAAAAAGAATTTTTGATTCCTGTTAGCAAGAAAGCTGTGGAGTATGGCTTTAAGGTCGGAAAGAAAGTTTATTGCGATAAATTGAATTTTCCAGATAAATTTCGTTTAGGAGGATCCAGTGAACTTCAAGCTGATGTTTCTGGTTTTATTGCTGAGACTGTGGTTGCTGAATTTTTTAAGCAGCCTTTTCCGCAATTGACTAAGCAAAAGAATGATGAATATGATTTATTGTTAAAGGATAAAAGAATTGATGTAAAGAAAGTCGGTTATGCCAGGCATTCAAGGAGAGCAAGAATTTTATTGCATAAGAGACAGTTTCAGAGAAAAAAGAATTTGATTGACATTTTCTTGTTTTGCACTTTTCAAGGAAGTTTTACTCAACAGCAAACTATGGTTATGCACCCGAATAAAATGACTGAGAAGTTGTCTGTTTATGTTCCTATTGGAGATGAAAATAAATTGTGGTTGATTGGCTGGATTAAGTCAGAGGATGTTGAAAAGAATGCGAAAACTTTTGAGCGGAAAGATAAGGATGGAAAAGTTTTAAGCGAAAGTTATTGGCTGAAAGAAAAAGATTTAAAGAATGTAAAGGAGTTGATGTGATGGACCGTAATGCGTATATGCGTGAATGGTCAAGACAGCATCCTGAAAATAGAAGGAAAGCTCAAAGAAAATATTATGAAACTAATAGAGAAAAACTTTTAGCTGAAAAGAAAAAGTATAATGAGAAATATAAACAAAAGCCAGATGTTAAAAAGAGAATAAAGAAATATAATGAAGTTCATGGAAAGAAAAGATGGATTAAAGAATCAGAGAAACTTAAAAGACAACATAAAAAATATTATGAAGAAAATAAAGAGAAAGTGCTTAATTCAGTTTCTTCTTACAGAAAAACTTTCAAAGGAAAATTTGTTCATAATAAAAGCAATGTTAAAAGAAGAATTAAATTGCTTAATGCTAAAGTTATTGGTTCTCATACTGCTGAAGAATGGAAACAAAAATTGAAAGAATCTGAAGGATATTGTTTTATTTGCGATAAATATTTTGGAATTGAAAATTTAACTAAAGACCACATTATTCCTTTGTCACATCCTACTGGTTCTTCTGATAATATTAAAAATATTCAAGCTGTTTGTAAAAAATGTAATTCTTCTAAAGGAGGTTTTAGGAATGTGTAAAAGAAATTTACCGGGATTATTTCAAGTTCCGGATAAGAAATGGTTGAAGAAAAAAAGAAAGGAGGCAGGTTTGCATGACAACAAATGAAGAAAGATTGAATATTATCCAGTCAGAAATTTGGGCAATTCAAAAGAATGCAATTGATAATGAACAAAGATGTAGAAAAGTATTAGTTAGAATAAAAAATTTAAAAAAAATGCTTCTTCCTGATGAAAGAAGAATAAAAGCTTTGGAAAGAAAATGGAAAATTTATAAAAAAGCAAATAAAATTCCAGATTATTTGATTAAAGGATGGGCACCGCCAGAAGGAACTAAAAAAATTAAGGAGGAATAAAAATGTTTGAATCAGAATGGTATAAAATAAATGTTAAGAGAAAACCGGTTATTGATTTAGGAGATGATTTGAATTGTATTTATGATTGGTTAAAATATGATGGCTCGGATTTTAGAGGAAAATTTGAAAAACCTGTTTTTCATCTTGCTGCTGATGATTCTGATACAGAAATTGACCTTAATATTTTAGATGATGTTTCTGGTTATGCTCCTTGGATTACTTTTAATTTCAGAAGCATTGCTTCATTAAAAAAATTCATTAAACAACTTGATGAATCTGTTGTTGCTTTTGAAAAGCAAATTGAGGAATACAATGAATGATTCAAGGATTTTGCCTTTCTGTCATAAAAATGGAATAAAGCTTCAGTTGAATTGGAGGAGCCACTGCAATAAAATTGCTTTCCATAATAAGAATGAATCCAGATTGCATTTCATGTATAAAGCCATAGTTGGTTTTGAGTTAATGAAAGCAGGCCAGACTGTTTTTTCTGAATTTGAATTTCGTTACGGAGGACAGTTTGGGCATAAGCCTAATAGAATGAAGTTTCCGGTATGTGATTTATTTTGGTTAGATGAGTTGATTGTCATTGAGTTTGAATCTAATTTAACTGAAGCAAATAGGCAATTGAAATCAAAACAATTTAGAGAAATGAATTGCTTTGTTTTTGACATCAAAAAAACGTCTTTTAATGAAATTTATGAGAAAATCGGGCTTCAGAAACTAAAAGAGAAGAGTCCTACGCTTAAATTGATGGAAGAAGGCTTAGATTAGCTTTATTTTGTTTTTTCATTTTGGGGGATAGTTAGTTTTATATATTAGTTCAGTGCTTTATTTTGTCATGGCTATAATTAAGAAAGGAGATTACGGGCAAGATCTGGAATTCACTGTATATGAGTCAGACGGAACAACTGTTGTGGATTTAACTGATTCAACAATTTTATTCAAGATGGCGAGACATAAAGCTACTGCGAATAAAATTGAGTCAGCATGTGATTTAGTGGTTGCGGCAAGCGGAACATGCAAGTATACTGTTCAGTTGGGCGACACTGATACAGCAGGAGTTTATCGTGCAGAATTGCAGATTACCTGGAGTGCTCCGGCAAAAGTTTTGACAGCAACTGTTGAAACAATAAAAATTATAGCGGACTTACCATAAGGAGGAATTTAATATGGCTGCAGTATTTAGTGTGTATTTGGATTTTGGAGGTTCAGACAATTCTCCGGGAACAAGCACAGATATAGATGCTTTAGGACCTCCAGCTTTGAGGTTCAAACAAGCAGATAATGCTACAATTGATTCAAATAATCCTATGCCTATTCCTGGTGCAGGAAGCGAATATAGTAGATGGAAGCAGATTTACTTGTACTGTGATACCGCGCCAAGCACTCAGGTTGATAACGTGCAATTTTATACAGATGGTGGAGGCTTTGGAACAGGAATAACAACTAATGCAGGAGATGAGTTTCCAGTTCATAATTCTGGAGCAACAACAGGTTATGATGTTTCTGATGCAAACGAAATAATGACTAATCATACAGACATTACAGGAGTGACTGATGCTTTTTCTTTTACTTCAGGAAGCACTTTGTCAGGCCCAAGCATTTCAGAAGCAGGAAACATAATTGATGCAATTGGCGAAACAACTAATTATCTTGTTTTGCAGATGGTTGTTGGAACTACAGCGAGTCCTGGAAATTTAACTGACGAAACATTCACTTTTCAATACGATGAAATTTAAGGAGGAATTTTGATGAGAGAAAAAGGAGAAAGTTTTTGTGATTTTGAACATGATGAAAAAACAATTGCTTTAACAAAGTGTTGTATGTGTGGCAGAGATGTTTGTAAAGAGCATGCAACTTCTGTTATGAAAACAGCGAATGAAGTTGAAATCAGATTGTTTAAAGAAAAAAAAGACGGAGAACAAATTAAGGTTCCAAGAAAAATTAATATAAGAAAATCTTTAGGTTGGAAATGTAAAGAGTGTATTACTGACGTGGATATTTCAAGAGAAAAATGGCTTAAAGAAAATCCTTTGTTTGAAAAAATAAAGGAAGAAATAACTGAAGAAGAGTTAAAGGATTATGGACTTTATGTTCAGAATGTAAAGAAAACAAATGTTTCTTTGGTTGATTTAAAAAATTGGGCTGAAGAATTCAAGAAAAAATAATTAAAACTCAGGAGGTGTTTGCGTGTCCAATACAATGGAGCGAGCACGAAGTAATAGAAAAAAGTGTAGTTTAACTTTGAAAACAAGCGAAAAATTCAAGAGTTGGCTTGCAGGAATGATTGATGGTGAAGGCAATTTTTATGCAAGAGATAAAAACAGAATTTCTCCACAAATAAGAATTTGTTTAGTTGATAGAGATAAATTTGTTTTAGATTATATTGCTTCAAATATTGGAGGCACTGTTTATTACATAAAACCTCAAAAGAGTTGGAAACCTAATTGGAACGCTCAGTATGGATGGCGTTTGAGAACTTTTTATGATTGTTTAAAGTTTACTGAATGGATTTTGCCTGATTTAATTTTGAAGAAAGAAACTGCTCAAAAATTTTTAGAACTTTTAAGGAGGAGAAAGTGATGCATTCTGAAATTTATTGGAAAGCTATTTATAGAGACGGAACTGTTTTTCCGCAGTTTAATGAGGATGGTTCTGAAAATAAGTATCCGGATATTAACAGAAAGGAATTAGAATTTTTTGAGTTAAGAATGTCGGATGGAGATTCTGACAGGTTGTTGTTTAAACTTCATTTAGAGCCTGGAAGAAAACTGATTGTTAGAAGAAGAACAACTGGAAATATTATTTTAAGCAAAGCTGTTGGAGTAGGAAATGGAATTTTGCAGGCTCCGTTGAAAACTCGTAATGTTGTTTGGATGGTTGGCTGGCAATGGAATGCTAATGGAAGAAACGTGCAGGATATTGCGTGGGTTTTTGAGGATGGGCATGTTGAATTAACAGGCCAGTTTAAGGCAAGTCCTTTTAATGTGCCTGATAGTTTTTTGGAATGTGAAAAGGAGGAATTGTAATGGTTGAATTACATGAAATAAAAAAAGAAAATGGAAAATTTAGAATAAATTATAAGAGGACAGTGAAAGATATTGCAGACAATGATGTTATTGTTCCTGCTGCAAGTTATTTGAAATCAAAAGAAGAATTATTGCAGGAAATTACTCATTGGGAAAGCCAGAAACAAAACGCAGAATACTATATTGCTAAATTAAAAGAAGAGCTAAAGGAAGTAGAAAAAATAGAATAATTTTTTTTTGGAGATTGAATTAAAATGCTTCAATTACTTTCTGGAGGTAATCACGGTTCTATTAGTACCAGTTCTACTGAATATTCTCAAGTTGATGGTTCTTTTTATGGGATGAGTTCTCCGGAATTGAACAGGTATTCTTTGATTCCTGCTGCAGGAACAATAAAAAATTTGAGAGTTAAAATAGATACTGCTCCAGGTGCAGGAAACAGTTGGGCATTTGTTTTAAGAAAAAATGGAGCAGATACAGATGTTACTGTTACTATTTCTGACAGTGAAACTGAAGGATTTAATGCAGGAGGAACTGTTGCTGTTGTTGCAGGAGATTTATTAACTATTGAAGCTGATCCAGACAGTAATCCATCATTGCCTTATAATCTTACCTGGTCTTTTCTTTTTGATTCAACTAATGCAAGTGATACAGTAATTATTGGAGGAGGCTATCCTGGAAACACAAGCACTTCAAGCACTTATTACAATGCTTTTGCAGGAACATCAAATTGGCAGTCTGGTTACACCAGAAACAAACAAACTATTTCAAGGTCTGGAACTTTAAAGAATTTATATATTAGATTAAACAATTCTCCAGGTTCTGGAAATGATTACATTTTTACTGTGAGAATAAATGGAGTTGATACTGACTTAGCCGTTACTGTTTCTGATTCTGAAACTACTGGTTCAAACACTGCAGATAGTGTTGTTGTTGCAGCAGGAGATGATATTCAAATTTCAAGCACTCCAGTTAGCAGTCCTAATGCAGCTATGGTTAGTTTTGGTTGTGTTTTTGAAACTGATGTAGATGGAGAATCTTTATTTTTAGGTTATTCAAGTAGTGATCCAGATAATATAACAACTGATTATTCTTATCCACATGGTGCAGGAGCTTGGAGTACTGAATTATTGGGTCAGTTTGTTGTGAATAGAGGAACAATAAAAAATTTATATATTAAATTAAAATCTGCACCTGGTTCAGGAAATTCTTGGGATTTCACTTTAAGAAAAAATGGTGTTGGAACAGCATTAACTGTTAATATTGCTGATTTTGCTACAACAGGAAATAATACTGCAGATTCAGTTTCTGTTTCTGATGGAGATTGGGTTTCTATTGAAAGTAATCCAACAAGCGGGCCTGTTGAAGATTATGTTTATTATGGTTTTACTGTTGTTTCTGGAGGAGCTTCTGCAGTTAAAACTTTTACTGCTGATGCTGTGCTGAAAGCAAGTGGTTTAACAAAAACATTAACTGCAGATGCAATTTTGCAGTTAACAGACACAAAGACTCTTACTGTTGATGCTGTGCTTGTTGATAGGTTCACAAAAGAGCTTACTGTTGATTCTATTCTGAAAGCAACTTTTGAAAAAACTTTTACAGCAGATGCTCATGTTGGAAGTGCTGTGTATACAAAGACTTTGACTGCAGATGCTATTCTGCAAGCAACATTCAGTAAAACTTTTGAAGCAGATGCTTTATTACAGTCTCAA